AGACTTTCATGAAGCGTGAAGCTTATGGTAAGCCAAACGATCCGCGTAATATCACTACCTTTAATCCTAAGGCTAAGATTGATTATGCAGGGTATATGTATGCATTGATGGAGCATATCAAGGAACAACCATTCTATGCGTTTGGCAAGCCCCCGGTTTGGGTCGCCAATCGCGTAGCAGAGATTGCTTCTTGCTCCAACACTGTTGCATGCCCTGACATCTCACGAATGGATGGTTTTGTGAATGAGTTCTGCCGAAAGGTGGAAGAAGCTGTTGGTAGTCGCTTTTTCGCTCCAGAGTATGTGGACGGCTTTCTTGCTGCTCACAAACTGGCCTTCAACAACGTCGGGATTACCACGCACGGTGTTAGGTACGATCAGGAATTCTCTCGAGGTTCTGGTGAGATGGGAACGTCTTATTGGAATACTGTGTTGAATCTCTTCATGATTTTCTATACCAAATACTGTGAATGTGGTGATTGGGACGTTGCTTGGAATTTCCTTTTGGATAAGGTCCTTGCTGGAGGCGACGATGGCTTGGTGGGCGATATTGATGATCGCGCTCTCATCCGCGGTGCTCGGAATGTAGGCTTCATTTTGAAGTGTCCTATTTTCTTCCGCGGCGATGTTGGGGTTAATTTCTTAGCCCGAATATATGGTCCCATGGTTTGGGACGGAGACGCCTCATCGATGTGCTCACTCAAGCGCCAACTTGAGAAATTCCACCTCACGGTGGAATGCACTTTGCAACCACAACAGAAGTTGTTTGAAAAATCAGTGTCGTTTTCACTCACTGACTCTCAGACTCCTGTGATTGGGTCGCTGGTGCGTAGAGTTCTTCAACTCGCTCCGGGTTTCGCGACCACTGGGACAATCACTCGTTTCGGCGACGAGTGGGATCGCTCAGAGCAATATCCCAACCTTTACGCAGGTTGGATGGAGGATGTTGCAAACGCGGAACTTCCCCTGGTGAACATCCCAGATCTAGAGGAGTGGATCTCTGGAACCACCAGCCTTGACGAATTGCTCAATGCTCCCACATTCTATGAAGAGGGTCGGGAGTTTACTTGGGAAGATTGGGATCCTGTTCCTGGTTTACTGATCGCTAAGACAGTTGAAACCTTGAGCGTTAAAGTTCCCCCACCTAAGCGCCAGAAGGCCTTGAGCAACGATGCACCGACAGAAGGAAAGACCAAGAAGTCGGATGCAACCGCTGGATTCTTTATCCAGACGGACAAGGGAAAGGTTGCCGTAGACGGAGGATAGCCCGTGCGCGGGCAAGGTCAATGCGTGGTACTTGTGGATTGTACCACGTTCGTTTAACGTAATAAGTTTGCATTGACCTTCAAACGAATAAATAATTAACACTTCTCTCTACAGTTACGAGAATGGCCAAGAAGAAAGCTGCCTCACGCTCGAAGAAAGCAAAGTCAGGACTGATCAAACCCACGGTTCTCGCTAATAATGCTAGTTTCAC